TAAAGGCTTGTTTGCTTTCACACAAAGAAGAAGTGCTTGCAGATGATGCTTTGTTTTTCGGTGCTTTGTCTGGTATAGCTGAACTCATACCTGTAAGACGTGCAGTAGTAAAAAACTGTTAGCGCAACTTTCCGATATTCCTCAAATAGAGGACTGGCAAAGTTGCGAAACAGAAGGTGATGAATTAAAGCTTTATGCAGGTATTGATGCAATGATACGCTTCTTATTCAAAGAAAATCCTGATGCGCTGGATGATGATGAATATGCACGAAGATGGGCCGAATTAAAATGGTTAAGTAAAGAAGGCTTTTTAAGAGGTATAACATTATGAAACAACGTTCCATATAACAAGTAAAAAAACAATTTGTATGAATTTTGATTTTTCAGGTAGATATTATCAGGCTTTTGGCTTTACACCAGGACATATAAGTAATGTACTTATTCAGGCTGGTTTTGATGCAGCCATCAGACGCAAACATGATACGAATTTCACAAATTCAATTTATGTGTTTGATGATAATACACACTTTGATGAAGTAACACTTTATAACGATACAGAACAATATTTATTTGGATATCGTGAACTTGCGGATGAATACACCGATGTATTCGCATTGCCTCCAATCATAAGCCTTAGACGTGGCAAAAGATTAATCATTACACCTGTTGACAACAGCGATATTGAAGTGATAGAACGCTTTAGTACAGAGCCGTATCAAATAACATTAAGAGGCCTTCTTATTGACCTGGACGAACACCAATTTCCACTTGAAAAGCTTGAAAAAATTAATGACATTTTTGAAGTAAACAGTATTTGGAAGGTGTCAAGTGAAATTTTGCTGGCAGTTCGTGTCGATTCATTGGTAATACAAGATATTGAGATTGAATTTATAGAAGGCTTTGAAGATACCATTGCATATACTATTACAGCACGTGCAACAAAATCAATTGAATATCAACTTATAAACGAAAACTGATTAAACAAAAAATGAAAAATTTCATATTAATAATATGTTCTATGCTACTATTTATGAACATGACAGCAGAAGTGCAACTCGGCAATGTGTCGCTTAAAAACGTCAATAATTTTGAGATTGACGAAAACATACTCGAAATGAGTAATACGGCTAAAATCACCATACCACGCAATTATGGTAAACTGAACGGCAAAGCGATACTTGAACAATTTAAACCAGGTGACAAAGTAACTATTGATAGCGGTTATAATAGTGAATTTGAACGTGAATTTACTGGATATATCAGAGAAATTGAAAGCGATATACCACTGATCATTCACTGTGATGATGAAACATATCCTTTGCGACAAACAAATTATATCAAAAGTTATAAAAATGCTTCACTCAAACAAATACTTACTGATATCATTCCATCATCTATAAAGTTTGAATGTCCTGATGTGAATGTTGGCAAATATCAAATTGATAATGCAAGTGCCTTTGCCGTATTACAGGATTTAATGAAGCATTACGGCCTTTACAGTCGGTTACAGGAAGGAACACTTAAGGTTGGGCTTGCTTATGAATTTGGCGAAAATACAACCAATCATATCTATACCATCAATGCACCATCAGATAAATTGTTCCAGGCCAATGTGAAAAAGAATGAACTGAAATTTAAGCGTAAAGAAGATTTTAAAGTACGTTACAAAGCTATATCAAATAATCCCAACGGAAAGAAAACAGTTGTGATTGTCGGTAACAAAGAAAAAGATGCATCAGAACGCACGCTGAATTTTGCAGGCCCAATGACAGAAGATCAATTGCGTGAACGTGCAAATGCAGTGATGGCTAAAGTCGTTTATGATGGTTACACAGGTGATATAACTGGTTTTGGTTTGCCTCGCACGCATGCAGGTGATGCTTTGACTTTAAGAGATAGTTTAGAACCTGAAAGGGCAGGTAAATATCTGATTGAAAAAGTCAATATAAGCTATAATGAATCATCTGGCTTCTCACGCAAAAACACACTAAGTTATAAAATTTGATTTTAAGGCTTTAAAATCATGTGAATGATAAAATATACAGGTGTTAGGCAGATAGTTTAAATTAAAAGGTTTTAAAGGTATATTAAAGTAATCTATGAGTCAACTAGAACAAGCGATAGCAGGCGCAATGCGATCACAGGCTGAAAAGATGCAGATAAAAACAGTTTGTTGGGGTGTCGTTTCAGAAGTAACCGAAACCACATGCACTGTGTCACGTGATGAAGCTCCAACACTGTATGATGTATTGCTGAATGCGATTGATGATGATCTTCAAAGTTATGTGACAGTTTATCCCAAAGAAGGCAGTAATGTACTGGTTGCGATTGTGGAAAATCTGAAAACAGAAGCGGTGATTGTCAAATGTTCAGAAGTTGAAAAGGTTAAAATCAAGATCGGTGAACAAACTCTTATAATAGATAAGGAAGGCTTTGTTTTCAATGATGGCAAAAATGATGGTTTGGTTAAGATTGTTAATATGGTTGATTGGATGACAAAACTTTACAACGATTTGCAAACATTGAAAGCACTCTTATCAACTCACCCTGTTGCGGGTAATGGTTCACCGCTTGGTTTGACTTTTACACCCTCTATACCTACACCTACAGTACCAATGTTTGAAAATAAAGAGATAAAGCAATGAAAGGCATATTGGTGGATGAAGAAAACAAACCAGTCATATCAATTAAAAAAGATAAGAAAGGTTTAATTACACAAGGCCTTGTGATTGGCAATATAGATCGTCAACGCTGCAGGTTTATCATCATTGCACAAAAAGGCGAATTTAAACAAGCTCCGACGCTTGGTTTAGGCATTGACAATTATCTAAAAAAAACAATATCAGCCCACACGAAACAAAAATTTATAACAGAACTTAAATCAGAACTTTCATCTGATGGCATTAATGCGAGAATTAAGATTAAAGGCAATGATATTACAAAGTTCACAATTGATATTTAATAAAAATATGGATGCTTTGAAACTATTTATAATGACTTTGTTAAGTGCGCTTTTATCGTACTTACAACCCATATACGCACCGATGCTTGTACTTGGTATTGTGTTTTTTGGTGATATCGCTGCAGGTGTAGCTGTTGATTTAGTTGTAAATAAGGATAGGATCAGGATTAAAAAGATATTGTTTGCAATGCTTTTTGTCGCTTTATATGCTTCTATCATTGCCAACACTTTCATTGTCAGTGATCACATGGGTGATCGTATTGAAGGACTTGCTGTTGTTAAGATGCTTACATACGTTTTTGCATACTTCTATGCAAGTAATATACTAAGAAACTTATGTACTCTTTTTCCTGACAATAAGCCCTTTGCATTTCTCTATTATTGGCTAGGCTTGCAGGTAGTCAAGCGATTGCCCGATTTAGCCAGGTATTTAGGTTTAGGAACTCCCAAAAACAAAAAAGATGAAACAATTAAATGAAAGAAGTGAACGCAATTTAGTAGGTGTTCATCCTCTGTTACATCTGCTAATGATTGAATCAATAGAAGATTGTCCTATTGAATTTACCATAACAGAAGGATTGAGGACAACAGAACGGCAACAACAGCTATATGCACAAGGCAGAATAACCAAAGGTGCAAAAGTAACCAACTGTGATGGTATAGTGAAAAAATCAAATCATCAAGCAAAAGCGGATGGTTTAGGATATGCAGTTGATTTATATGCTAATCCTATCAATGTAAATGATACGACAAATATCAAAATTGTTGCAGATCATATAAAGAGAAAAGCCAAAGAACTGGATATTTCAATAGTTTGGGGTGGTGACTGGCAAATGAAAGATTACCCTCATTTTGAATTAAACACTAAATAATATGCTGCAATGAAAAACTTTAAAACAGCTTTAAAAGCCTTTATAATTGGGTTTGTCTTGACTTTGTTCTTCATCGGTTGTAGCAATCAAAAACCACAATCACAGGTACAGATAAGAACAATCGAAAAAGAAGTTGAGAAGCTTGTACCCTTCGCTTTACCTTCCGACAGTTCAGCATTTGAAGCTTTGTTTGAATGTGACAGTTTAAACCAGGTACGACTTAAACAAATCGCTGAATTAAAAGCAAAAGGTATGCAAAGCAACGTGTATTTTGATAACGGAAAATTGAAATATAATCTGAAACGACTTGCAGACACAATTTATATACCAGGAAAGGATAAATATATATATCAAGATGTTCCTGTTGAAGTTGTTAAGCCTGTAATTCAATACAAGCAAACTACCTGGCAGATCGTTTGCGGTTGGTTTGGTAAGATGTTTATGGGCTTGCTTGCTGTTAGTTTTGGTATTGGTGTGATTACAATTGTGCTGAAATGGAAGCGATTGTTTTAGAAGGTCAAAGCCTGTTTGATATAGCCATTCAGGAATGCGGATCAGTTGAAGCTGTGACTGCTATTGCTGTACTCAATGATATATCTGTTACAGATGATCTGCAAGTTGGCCAATTACTTCAAATACCTATGCCAGTTAATAAACAGGTTGCAAAATATTACAAATCACATAACCTGAAACCAGCAACCGCTGGCAATCTTGATTTTACAAATAAAGATGAAGGTATTGGATATTGGCGTATCGGTATTGATTTTATAGTTAGTTAATTTTTAATATAATGGCTAGAAGTTTAGAAATAATATATGATAGCATTACATCTGCATTTGTCGCAAATTCAGTTGTGAAAAAGCTTTACGGACTGGATGAAAACAAAACATTTTCACAGCAATTTTCAAGTGTGTCAATCGAAGCAATCTTGATGTATCGTGTTGCTGTTGCAGTCTGGACTTTAGAACAGCTTTTTGATTTGCATAAGCAAGAAGTCACTGAACTAATCTATAATAAAAAAGTCGGCTCTTTACGCTGGTACGCATACATGGCTAGACAATTTCAATATGGTTACAATCTTGATCCAGATACGGACGAATATGACAATGCAGGTTTAACTGATGAAGAAATAGAAGCCAGTAAAATTGTAGCTTATTCTGCAGTTGGTAAGCGTGGCAGCACTTTATTAATGAAAACAGCAAAGCTTTCAGGTGATAATCTTACGCCATTATCTGATAATGAGCTTGCAGCCTTCAAAGAGTATTGTTTCAGATGGCAATGTGCTGGTGATAATATTGAATATATCAATCAACAAGCAGATAAATTAAAATTGAAACTAACAGTGTATTACAATCCGCTTGTAATCAATAAAGAAGGTGAACGATTGGACGGACAAAGCACAACACCTTTAGTTGATGCTATACGCCAATATTTAAAAGAATTGCCTTTTAATGGTGAACTGGTACTTGCTTACCTGGTTGATGCAATGCAGGCCGTTGAAGGTATTGCAATACCTCACATTGATTCAGCATACTATCAATATGGTGGCATTGATTGGGAATTGATAGATATTAAATATCAACCCCTTTCTGGCTACTTCACCATTGCAGATGCTGATCTTGAAATTGAATATTTACCATATACTGATGCAGCATGAAAAATTATTTTAAAATCAACTTTGATAAATTGGCAGTTTTCCTATTGCCTACCTTCTTACAGATCAAAGAAGTATTTGCTTTTCTACAAGTTATTTTAAGTCCTTTGAAATGGGTATATAATCAATTCATGCAATTTCGTGAAGCTAATATATACCACATCAATATCACGCCACAAGTATGCTACATAGAAAAAGTATTGAATGACCGCTTTGATAAAGCGCAAAGGCGTATTTACATATCATCAGGTGTAAGATATGATGAAACATTTATTTTCCTGAATGCAGAACAAGCAGACGAATATATTTATCAGGAAAACGAAAATAAAGATTTACACATTTTCAACCGCTTTGAAGTCGGGCCTGAAAGTGCAGACTTTTTTGTATTCGTTCCCATTGAGCTACAACCCTATGAAACAGACATACGAGCAATAACAGAAACATATAAACTAGCAAGTAAAACATATAATATTAATTGGTTATGACTATAAATAAAGGTTTTTTATTCAATGAGCCTGATGGCTTTCCACTCAATCAGCAACGACTTGAATGGATGCAAGAAGCATACAGTGCCATATTTGACGGCTTTGCAGCTATGATTGGCGATAATGTAATTATGTCGGGTTGTATTGTTGCAGGCAATACAGTCAGCGATGGATGGGTTGTGCTGAATGGCGCATTATATCCGTTCAAAGGTACATCAGCAGGCGTGCAAGCTTCGATATTGATAAGAGAAACAAAAACACCTCTTACATTCAAGAACGGACAACAAAAAGAGGTTCAATTCTACAAATATGTTGAATTTGGTATAGGTACAGGTGCGATTGCGTGGAATAGTTTGACACGCCTATCGTCTTTGAAAAATATTTCAGAACATCTGAAAGATAAAAACGATCCTCACGATGTAACAAAGGAGCAAGTCGGGTTAGGTAATATTCCGAATGCCAAAACAGACGATCCAACTGTATCGGATAGCGATATATTGGCAACCTCTAAAATGGTTCACAATACGGTGGAAGATAATATTAAGTATTTTTCGAGAGATGTAGAAGATACGGAAATTCTATCCGATACTACCGCACGCCCTGATAGAGGATATTTAGAGATATTGCAAGTTGGCAATTTTGTAACACTTAAATATCACTTTGTTGTATCATCAGGATATACAGGATTGAATATAGATTGGCTCCCCCCTGCTGAATTAGGCTCTTTTAGACATCGAAATATAGACAATATAGGTACAGCTATTATAGAGGATCAGACAGGTGTACCGAATCAGCCTGTAACCACTGAAACTGCAATTGTAAAGATAGGTCTGCGCAATCCTGTAAAATTCTTTATTAGGGCAAATACAGTCGCAACTTATAAGTTGAATATATTTATTACCATTCAATTAATTCTACAATAAAAGATTGATGTCATGATTACAGATA